AAAGGAATGAATAATGCTGCCGCAATTGGAAATAGAATAGCTAAACTCAACCAGGGCATAAAATAAACACAAGGTTGTGTATATTATAACATGAAAAAGGGACTATCAAAGTCCCTTTGTGTTGATATTCAGTTTTCAGGAGGTGTTATGAAACCATCGGTGCGACGACACTACCCATAAAAAGAGATGTTACTGTGCCAAGTAGTAAAGTAACGGTGGTAAAATTCATGTTTCCTCCAACTTTTACATAACTATCTATATTATACTGTATCACTATGATACACTTCTGTATCAATCGCAGCAGAAATTAGTCAGGATTTATAGATAATCTTTCCGTTTGTGTGCTTCTGGAACTATTTTACCAAGTTCAACACTCAGAAGCCCATCTTCAAAAGTAACTGATCTAACTTCCGTGTCTTCGCTAAGTGTCCACGCTCGTGTAAAACTCCGTTGAGCCACACCCTTGTGGACATAGTTAGTTTCCGTCTCTTTATCTTCTTTCTGACCTTCGATAAAGAGTTTCCCATCTTGTGTGTAAACATAGACTTCTTTCTTTTTGAAACCTGCAAGTGCGATCTCCAGTCGAGATGTAACATTATTTACCGAAACTAGATTATATGGTGGATAGTTCGATGTAGTTTCATGAAGGGAAAAAATTCTATCAAAATAATCTTCCATTCCAATGCTGTTCTTATTAATGCGTTCAAACAGTTGATTCACATTGGCGGCATTAAACTTCATTAGATCTGTCATTTTTACTTCTCCTTAGTAAGCGAGATTTGATTGTGTGGACCCCGAAGGCATCCATAAGTATATAGTAGCACAGAGCATAAAAAAGAGGGTGTTGCAACCCTCACTTTTTTATTCGGTTTACTCTCCGATAGAGAAATTGAATGAAATAATAGTCTTTCTTTTACAACTATTTTTTGATCCTCTATGTTTAATATGTGCAGGAAAAATTATGATGTCACCTTCTTTGGCATCGATTGCAATAACTCGTTTATCATAAGGAGAAACTACTTCAGTTTTAGCACTATCACTGGGATGCTCTAAGTAATACACTCCAGTGAATTGACCACCATGAATATGCCAATCATGAATATCACTTTCAACATATTGCTGATACCAGATTTGATGAATATCTACAGTCTCATTATCAATTGTAGAGTCATCATCTATAAACTCTGCAATAGCCCTGAGAAAGTGATTGCCAAATTCTTGTACCCATGGTCGGTCAAATTCCTCAGAATAATCCCAATCCAATTTTGAAATTTGATGAGGACAACCTTTCATTGGTTTTATAGTATGACTATCGGTCTTACTAATTTCTGAAAGTAATGTGCCTTTTAACTGAAAGTGTTCTTTTATTCTCCCGTGATAGATATAGTCTTTAAGGAGAATTTTTGTCATTGCTCTTCCCGTTTTTTCTTAGAACCAATATTATACTTCTGTTCTAAAGTCCACTCACTCTTCTCTTTGTAAGCAATAACTTTGATCTGATTTAGTGGAGCAATGTCCATAACCTTGGTTTCGTCCACAAGGTTTACTAGACCCCAATCAACCAAAAGTTTGATGATTCTATTACGACGTTGAATATCGTTTACTGTAATGTTTGCATACTTACCATCCAAAGCAAACAATTCTTTGAAGTGGACAATGTAATACTTACCTTGCTTATGTAAAATATGACAAGACTGGTATAACTTCTTTTCCTTTCGAGATGCTACTCCGATGCGAGTTAGTGTTTCACGAACTTTCAGGAAATCGTCTGGTTCACGAAGAAGGATTTCTACCATAGTAGAAGCACTCCAGGTCACCTGAGGTTCAATAATTTTTGTCATTTGTTCCACCTTTTTCAATCTTAGACTTAATAAAAGTAATTTGTTCCTTGGAAAGAATCCTTAAAGCTTCTTTTGATTTCTCTTCAGAATAACCATAGTATTGTTTAATGGCATCTAGATCATCAAGTTTTTCCTTACGAATCCAGGGAGAGAATCTCTTCTTTTTCCTCAGACTATTTAGCAAAAATGAATATTGCATATCTTTGTCAAGATGATGATTCTTGTTCATCTCATTGGCAAATAAGATTGAGTCTAAGTGTCCAGATAGACACTTGTTTACGATAAAGGGTGGGTATTGTTTAACGATATCGGGGTTTTCTTTAATAAGGTTTTCTTTATTAAAGTTAATTGAGTTCATCCAATCTTTCAGTTCCATTGTTCCTCTAGTGGTGTAGGTGGAGTAAGAGAATAATTTGTAACCAGAAGTTCAGTCTTCACATTGTCCTGAGTATTCTTATCACCACGGTGAACCATAGAGTAACGTAGTTTCCAATACTCAAGATGATAGTCTTTATACAACTCAAGGAGACGATCATTCACATTGTAAGTGATCATAAAATTGTGAGGACACTTGTATACGTTCTCGGCAAACTCGTCATGATCAAATGATCTATGCATCTCACGATTCTTTCCATAAAGAAAGTCTTTGATGTCATAAGGAGGATCAAGGAACACAAAAGTATTCTCAGGACCATCAGCATTCATTACCTCAGAGTAATCAACGTTGGTGATCTTCCAGTTCTTAATTAGTTCAGAAAACTGAGCAAGTTTATCTGCACCAACCAGAGAGAAATTAGAATTAGCAGCAGTGCGTGAAAAAGTACTGTTCTCGGTCAGACCAGAGTAACTGCACTTATTCATGATGAAGAAAGCAACTGCCTTCTGAAAGTTGTCGTAAGAGTCGATCTCAGAGGCATACTGATTGAACAAGTCCTTAGCAAACTTGTCTTTCTCTTCCTGCGTACCACTCTCAAGCATCTTCTCTTTCTGCTCTCTAACACTCTCAGAGAGGTCTTGACCACGATCACGCAGTTGTACCCAGAAGTTGTATAGGGGCACGTACAGGTCGTTTACCCATACAGGAATGTCTGGATTTGCTTTCGTAATATCAATAGCAATAGACCCACCACCAATGAATGGTTCACGATAGTCAGTAATGACTTTTGGATACCATTGGCAGAGGGTCTTGATTGCCTTGGACTTTCCTCCAGGATAACGGAGAGGAGTCTTCAATGCTTTCATAATAAAATAGAAAAATCAGAGGATCAGTTTTTTCTCTTCAGGAGTGACCAGTTTGCTCCCGAAGATCTCATTATACTTCTTCTTGACACTGGAGTCAACGTTCACCATATACACAATGAAGTTCCGAGACAATTGAATCTCAGGTTCATCTTTATCAATGACAGTTGCCCATGGTGCGAATCCGACATTCTGAGCACCAGGTAGAACCACTAGACCATTCTTAACAGTAATAGTGTTCTCATCTTCAGTGACCAGTTCAGCAATCACTTCTTCACCCGTAGTAATACGGAGTAGTTTTACATCAATCATTTTACAAAAGTCCAGGGTGGTCGTTTTTATGTAGAAGAACTCCATCTACTTTAGTAAGTAGTTCTTGCATACCACTATGTAGAAGACGATATCCAGTGCCAACATACAGTTGACCTAGAACTACAGCAAGAGTAGCAGTTCCCCAGAACACATAGTAAAATCTAGACTTTACTTGTGCCCTCAATTTTGTTTTAGTCATTTAACTTCTCAATGTATTGATAAATGAGTTTCCATCCAAATTCGTAAGTTTCTCCGTTTTCATCTTGAAGATAAAATGGAATGTTTGGATGCATCCGTCTCGCAGTGTAGTACTGACTGATAACGGCATAATCGTCATCTACATGACGTTCTTTCTCTAGTTGCTCTTCTGTCATTTGAATTTACACTCCACCATAATTTCAGTTAGTGCTGCAAGAACATTGATTTCCTGATCAGCAACGAAAGCAATCTGGTATTGATACTTTGCAATGATCAGAACTGCTGCGGCAAGAGATGGACCATCAACAGCATCTGCGAGTCCATCATAAACCCTACGAAGGATTAGATTGGGATCGTTATCCAGATTTGATGTAACCCACTTGCGAACATAACCAAAATCTTTATCACGAAGATTCTTGATTAGTTCTTCTACACTGACATCGGAAAACTGAGCAAGGATAGCACTATCAATCTTCCCACTTACAGAATACCTCTGCAGTTCGTTCAGAACACGTCTCCAATCTGGAAAGTGTTTGTTGATAAGTTCTACCAGGACCTTGTGATCATATTCAACACCTTCTGCACCCAGGATTTGTTGGATGCGTTGAAAGAAGGATGCTGCGAGTTTTGGTTTGTCCTTCCCTTTAATTCCGAACTCGACCACCGCACATCGGGAGTGGAGAGGTTCGATAATTTTGTTTTTGAAATTGCAGGTGAAAATGAATCGGCAGTTGTTATAAAACGTCTCAATATTTGCCCGTAGGAGGAGTTGTACGTCGTGGGTCGTGTTGTCAGCCTCGTCAATAATGATGACTTTGTGCTTTGCGTCAGCTGCAGAAAGAGAGACGGTCGAAGCAAAATTCTTTGCCTGGTTCCGTACTGTGTCCAGAAATCGTCCTTCATCAGATCCGTTGATAACGTAGTAATCGACTCCAAGTTGCTCACACAGTGCTTTTGCAACTGTCGTCTTACCACAACCAGCAGGTCCAGCAAGAAGGAGATTTGGAATCTCTCGTTTATTTAGAAAGTCCTTAAACATACTCTTGGTATGCTCAGGAAGAATACACTCGTCAATGGTTTTTGGACGATACTTCTCAACCCAAAGGAAATCAGTTTTGTTCATAATTTAGTGAAAGTTGTGCAGGTTGTGCCAGACTGCTCCGACACTCATTTTACCATGAATATACCCTGCGACAATGACCGCAAGAGTGGCAAAAATGACACCCAAGAACATTAGCACAGGGATTAGGTAATCTGATTTTTCTTCGACAACCTCTTCGGTTGCCTCTTGCTTTTTACGTGCCTCGACAGGATCAAAACCACGACCTTCCACTACTTTGTCCCAAGGAGCATAAAGTGGACCATCGTAGTCTTTTTTAGTCATGGTTTTATGTTAGTGTTGATAATTACTCGTCTAGAAGCTTCTGTTGGTGGATTACCAGTATGAATGTAACTACCATCAAAGATAACAATTCTATTTGGTTTTGGTTGAATTACTTCTTTAATAGTTAAATCTTTTTCTGGATATCCACTATCATAATCATACTTTTCATTGAAGATGATAGTTGGACCATCAGATTTTGTCAAATAAAAAACTGCAGAATAGTGAGGTGTATCTAGATAATCTACATGAGGTTCGTGAACAAGTCCAGTTTCAGTAAAAACGGTCATGTCAAACCTAATTCTCAATACTCCAGATCCACCAACATGATCTAAGATTTTCCAAGCAAAGGGACATAGTAGGGGATACATGTCCCTAGAGTCAACTTGTTCACCATCACAAACACTGTGACTAAAACCTAGAAGTCTAGAACTTGAATTACCATTGATAGAAACTTGTCGATCCTCATCAGTACTGATATTTTCACTGAAAAACCAAGGAAATTTTATAGAAGTAACTGTTTCATATAGATTTCTAAAATACGATGGTTCTAGAAAATCATCAATTACTTCAATATAATCATCCTTCATAACGTGAATCAGGTTCCAAAGCAATCCAATAAGTTAGACTCTTGTCAGTATTGACAAACTTGGAGAGAAGATTCTTTGAGATAGAAACATCATAACTACCAGGAAGAATCTTGATATTCTCTACCTTGAAATTAAAACTGAAAGATGCTTCAGTCTCACCAACGATAATTGAGAAGTCGTTTGAAGTATCATTCTTGCGATCAGAAACAACGATCTTCACTACACCTGCTTCACCAACAACAGATAGATCTGGCAGTTGATAAACCTGTGCTGCCTTGGTTAGTTTACCAAGTTGCTGAGTATCGATACTGAAAGAAATCTCTTCAGTCTGTAGATTGATGTCTTTTTCAGGAGGACTTACAATGACATTAGGATCTGCGAAGAAGAACTTAGACCGCATCTTACCTTCACGAATAATAACGTGACTGTCATTAGCAAAGTCTAGAGTGGGAGAATCACGGTGCAGATCAAGACCGTTTAGAAATTGACGAAGATCATAGATTCCAAAATCTTTTGGAAACTCTTCCTTGACTTCAACTTCTGCAAGAATATTCTTCATTACACTGATGGTACGAATTTTCTTGCCTTCCTTAAAGAGAAGAGATTGATTGATCTCTGCGAAGTTCTTCAGAATGTTGATAGTGGAATCAGAAAGTTTCATACGTACCTTTGGATTGATTATGTAGACCAGAGAAGTGATATAGAAGAATGCAATAGTGAATTGCTTTTAGAATGTCCTGTTTAGACTTTCCATTCTTCTTACCAAACCTGGAGAGATATTTGATTGCATTAGATCGGCAGAAAGGTTCTGCATCACCAATGCTTTCAATCAAGTCAAGAGTCTGAGTTTTAGAATCTTGAGAGGTGTAGTGTGACTTATATGTTGAGGAGAGGTAGTCACGAACCTCTTTCATAGTAAGATCTTCCTCATACTTCCAAAAACCATTTTTAGAAGTAGCATCAAGATTTAGTTCAATCTTGTCACCCGTGGTAAATGAAATTGTGTCGTCACTCATAGCAGATTG